CAGCTACAGAATCTAGCACAGGCGGTGATCGTGCTCAAGATATCTTGGCAATGATTCGCAATCGTCAAAAAGCGTAATGTAAAGGGCTTCGGCCCTTTACCAATCATTTAGGAGAATAACTATGGCTACAAAAGCCTTCGATTTATCAAAATTTAGAAAGACCTTGACCAAGTCAATTGACGGTCTGGGTGTTGGATTCAATGATCCAACAGATTGGATCAGTACAGGTAATTTTGCCTTAAACTATCTAATCAGTGGTGACTTTAACAAAGGTGTACCGTTGGGCAAAGTTACTGTGTTTGCTGGAGAATCAGGTGCAGGTAAAAGTTTTATCTGCTCCGGTAATTTGGTACGCAACGCACAAGAACAAGGCATTTATGTTATCTTGATCGATAGCGAAAACGCACTTGATGAAAAATGGCTACACGATCTAGGTGTAGATACAAGCGAAGAAAAACTTCTTAAACTCAACATGGCTATGATCGATGATGTGGCAAAGACCATTCACGAATTTACCAAAGAGTACAAAGAAATGGTCGACCGTCCTAAAGTCTTATTTGTCATAGACTCATTGGGTATGTTGCTTACCCCTACCGACATTAATCAGTTCGAAGCTGGTGATTTGAAGGGAGACATGGGTCGTAAACCTAAGGCATTAACAGCATTAGTTCGTAACTGTGTTAACATGTTTGGTAACTTAAATGTAGGTATGGTCTGTACAAATCACACATACGCAAGCCAAGACATGTTTGATCCAGATGACAAGATTTCAGGCGGACAAGGATTTGTCTATGCATCTAGTATCGTTGTTGCTATGAAAAAACTTAAACTTAAGACTGATGCAGATGGTGTTAAGACTAGTGAAGTACATGGCATTCGTGCAGCCTGTAAGATCATGAAGACTCGTTATGCAAAGCCGTTTGAAACATTACAAATTGAAATCCCATATGAAACCGGTATGAATCCATATAGTGGTTTAGTTGATCTATTTGAAAAACATGGCTTGTTAACTCAGCAAGGCAATAGACTTAAATGGGTTGATCCTACCACTGGAGAAGAGTTTCTTTTCTACAGAAAAGAATGGAAAGATGATAAATTAGATATGATAATGAAAAATTTTCATATCAAAGCTGAAACAACACCCATTCCTGAGGAGACAGTAGAAGATGTTGAATGAAACACAAATAGGTGATATCTGGTTACTTTTTGCAGACTATATTGATAAAAAACAAATCGAAGTAGTTGCAGAGCGATATGTTGACTTACTTGCAGATCACGGAGTCACTGATAGGGTTCTACAAGGAGCCATGGGGGTCGACGGTTCCTTAGATTCCGCTATCGATTATTATCTCGACGAAGACGAAGATGATAAAGATGCCGATGAATACGGAGAGCTAGACTTTTAATGTGGTACGCTAAGATAGCCAAAGACATCAGTTATATACCAGATGCTATTCAATACTTTGAGACTGAATTAGTAGATGCAAAATCTGAATGTCGTATTTTAGGAAATGTTGAAAAGGCCGCGGCTTCTATGCCAGGTGTAGTTGAACAACGGTTTAGTCAACTTCAAGAAATTGAGGCTATTTTAGAATATCTTAACATCGAGTTACGTAGACTAAAAAGTAGTCATTTTCGCAAGTACTTGGAAAATTATCAACGTGCTCTAAGTAGCAGAGATTGTGAAAAATTTGTGGAAGGTGAGGCAGATGTCGTTGACTTTGAAAAAATTATCAACGAGTTTGCCTTACTACGCAACAAGTGGTTAGCTGTTATCAAAGCACTTGATCAAAAACAGTGGCAAATTACAAATATTGTAAAACTCCGTGTCGCAGGCATGGAAGATGCTTCAATTTAATTAAAAAATATTATCTAAAAGGTTGTTCTCTTGAAAAAGTTAGTGTATACTTACTAGTATGATGACCACTGATCTATTATTAAACACAATACTAATAAGTGACCAAGACTATTTGAAAAAAGTAGTGTCTCAACGTGACTACAATACATTTATTGGATTACATCAGTCTTCATCTAGTACATTTTTTATTACAGAGAAACAGGCATATTTGCTAGTGAAACTTTTTAAAGAAAACCAAAAAAATCTAGAAAAGTATACTGGCGAAATATCCGAAACAATTACTAATCCTACATGGTCAAGGCCTTTTAGAAAAATTGAACAAGTTAGAAAATTGTCGCTTGTAAAAAATGACGAAGCAGAATTAGTGTTGTGTATAGAATATACATTTTCTGCAAGTTTACGAAATCTAATGCACGAACTTGGTAAGAAAGTGGAAAATTTTATCCAGGGCAGTGCAGGCAAGATATACTATGCAGCAATGACTGAACAAAATATTGTAACCATAGTAGACGAGCTAACTCCTCATAATTTTGTAATTGACGAAACTATAAAAAACCACTATGACGCTATAAAATCATGGTCGGAAGAGTCGATAAAAAATCAATTTTTAATCACTAACATTGAAAATATAAATTTTCAAAAACATATAACTAACGATCTCGGTATCAGTACCACAATCGATAATAATATTATCAATGACCGAAGTATACGATACCAGTATTTTACTGAAAATGCCAAAAATCATGGCGAGACATTAACAGAAGTTATTGCCAACCGTCCAAAGACAAAAATATGGATTGACAAAAAAGAGCACAGTTTAGCCGATGTTATTCGATCATTAAAAGAACTTCGTCGACTACCAATACTAGTAGTATTTGATAATCAGGATCAAGACGCATATCTTGAAAACTTAGAGATTTTATCAGATTCCTTAGAAAAAAATAAAATCACTAATCAGATAGGAATTTATTTTAGACTTCAAAATAGCGATATTGGAAAACAGTTTAATCAACTTATCTCTAATAAAAAGTATAATGCAGAGTTAAACAGTAAGACAACGGTTGCCGCAGTTCAGAGTGGAAAAATACCAAAATTCTTCTTAAAAAATCCATGGAAACCAATGAGTGTAATCACACTAGATACTCGAATGGGCCTGCGACACGGTAAGACAGGAGTGTATGCTAACTGTTGTGATCTAGTTATCGAATATGCAAATACACCCAGCATGCTAGAGCAACGGAAAATATTTGTATGACAGTAAAATTGATTATTCGAGACGAGGTTAACATTAAAATCGAAGGTCTTCCGCTAGATGCTCGAAAAAAACTAGCCAACACATTTAAGTATGAAATTCCGTATGCTCGATATCATCCTGCGTATAAATTAGGTAGATGGGACGGTATGGTAAGCCTATTTGGATTGGGCGGTAATGGTTATCTGAGCCAGTTAGAAACTGTCTTAGGTATACTAGGCAACATGGGTATTAGCATCGACGAAGTTGAAGATTTACGCACAACTCAAAAAATAGAATTTACCCCTGTTACTGAATCATATTGGGCCGACCAAGGAAAAGTATGGCCTAAAGGACATCAACTAGAAGGCCAACCTATTATGCTTCGTGATTATCAAGTCGAAGCAATCAATACGTTTTTAACTAATCCACAAGCCTTGCAAGAAATTGCAACTGGTGCCGGCAAGACTATTACTACGGCAACATTAAGTCAACTGTGCGAGCAATTAGGCAGAACTATTACGATCGTTCCTAACAAATCATTAGTAGAGCAAACAGAAGAAGATTTTATCGCTGTGGGATTAGATGTAGGTGTATATTACGGCGATAGGAAGGATTTAAACAAGACACATACTATTTGTACATGGCAGAGCTTGAACATTTTAGATAAGAAAAGTAAAAATCACGAGCATGATATAGTCACTCTTGCTGAATTTCTTGAGGACGTTAAGACTGTTATTGTTGACGAAGTACATATGGCTAAAGCCGAAGTCCTTAAAAATTTACTTACACAAAATTTATGTAATGCGGCAATTCGTTGGGGTCTAACTGGTACGATTCCTAAGGAAAAATACGAAAGTGAACAAATATTTGCCAGCATTGGCCCAGTAGTTGGCGGCATTAAAGCACACGAACTACAAGAAATGGGAGTATTATCAAACTGCCATGTGAATGTAGTACAAATGATTGATATTTCAGAATTTACCAGCTATGCAGAAGAATTAAAATATCTTGTCACTGATGATGATAGGATGATCTATATCTCAAAATTAATCAGAAAAATCGCAGAATCAGGCAATACACTAGTATTAGTTAATAGGATCGACTCAGGCAAATTTATAATAAATGAAATACCAGAAGCAGTATTTGTATCAGGTGAAGTAAAGACCAAAGACCGTAAAGAAGAGTATGACGAAGTTAAAACTAGCGATAATAAGATTATCGTCGCGACCTATGGTGTTGCGGCTGTTGGTATTAATATACCTCGTATCTTTAACATGGTATTGTTGGAGCCTGGCAAATCGTTTGTTAGGGTTATTCAGTCAATAGGCAGAGGAATTAGAAAAGCCGAAGACAAAGACTTTGTGCAAATATGGGACGTTACGTCCACTTGTAAGTATGCCAAACGGCATCTTACTGAAAGAAAGAAATTTTATAAGGAAGCCAAATATCCGTTCAATATTGAAAAGATAGACTGGCAAAAATAACGATGCAAATATTAACTTTAGACAACACAATGTTCTCCTTGAACAATTTACCAGAAGAGGTGGATGAGAATACACGATTTGCAGTTTTAGATAACTCTGTTCCAAGCGATCCCGATTTTTTATTCATGCCATTAATTTTCTTGGAAAGTTTTAATAGTCCAGCAATGGTACTTAGAATCGGCGATAATGAAGTAACTATGCCAATAGACTGGTCAATTGCCGTTGGTGATAGTTCAACTGGTTGCGATATTGAAGTACTACCATTGACTAGTATAAACGATCGAGGGTTTGAGGCGTTATGTTTTAATCCACTAAGTAGTTTTAGAGTAGAGTTTAAAAAGATAGAAATTGTAAATTTTTATAATGACGTCAAGTGGTATTTTCCTAAAATGAAAAATGGCCAACTTCTAGCAACTCCGATACAGAGTGGAGAGAAACCAGACTGCGTATATTTCGTTAAAGAAATATCAAGACAAAGTGAAATTATTCAATTGGATAAATTATTATGACTTTTAAAGTAGCGTATTTTCAACCTATAACTATGGCAATTGACACTGTTCCACCGGTGGAATTTAGTAAAATATACACACTGTCGGAAATGTTGCATAGTCAATATCAACTCAATGATGCCGGCGATCCTATGCTCAGTATTCGTGGCGGCCAACAGATACAAGTTTATCCAAATGCATTAGACATGGATGTAAGCTGGCTAGTTAAGTATTTTGAAAGTATTTGCCAAGGTTACATGGAGTTGGTTAGTGCTCAATCAGGAACAGAGGAATTAAAATATTGTAAACCTCAAGTTACTAGTATCTGGACTATACGTCAAGTACAGGGAGACTATCAAGAAATGCACAGTCATCCTGGTGGCAACCTAAGTGGTAATGTTTATATCAGTGCTCCTGAATTGGATTTTGACAGTAATCCTAGTGACGGTCAAATTTTATTTAGACTCCCACAAACTCGAGATATTACCAAATTCGTAATGAATGATACTTGGAAATATGCACCAACTCCGGGCACTGTAATTGTATTTCCTAGCTATCTCCCGCATACCGTATATCCTTGGAAGGGTCAAGGCAATCGTACTGTAATGGCATTTGATGCTAAACTTATTCCTAGGGACGAATTGATAAATGGGCAGTCTTAAACCTGGGGCAACATATATACACGAACGTGTAGGTAAAGTAGTTTATGCTCGAGAATTCGGAGCAGATCCTAGCACGAGACAAGTAGTCGGATGGGACTACAATCCCGAAAATCCGTTGTTTGATCCGAGATCCGAAGGACAAAAAGAAGTAGATGATCTCAGAGAATGGACTGATATTAGATTAGCCGGAAAGAAGAATCCGGCCTTGCAAAAAGCCATAGATAATGTTAAAATACTATATCGTATGGTTAAGGATGATAAATGAGTGATAAGATTGAACTCAAAGAAAAACTAGCATTTGTAGATATGAATCTGCGTTCAGCGTGGGACGAAATGACACCTGATCAGCAGAAGAGTCTCAAGAGTGAATTTTTTATTCTTAACAGATATATTAGTAATGTTAAAGGTCAGTCAAAAGAAATACAAGAACATTTTGTATTAACAGTCAACGAATATTTTAATAAACACTGGAATTTATTACAGAAACATCCTAAGCTCATGTGGACGTTGTTATGTATGTGTAACTATCAAGAGAAGACATTTTTTCATGAATGGATAGGATTTAAAAAGAAAACAGGCACAGGTGGTAAAAAGTTAAAGTTCTTAGTTGAGATATATCCCAATAGAAAAATAGACGAACTTGAATTACTTGCTGAATTATCTACTGATAAAGAAATTAAGGATCTTGCACGTAAGCATGGCATGGATGAAGCTACGATTGCTAAGAAATTAAAATGATGGCGCTAGCTGAAAATATTTCATATACCTGTCAATTTTGTAACAATAAATTTACTAGAGAAAAAACTCTAGCGGTTCACGTGTGTGAACAAAAACGCAGATTTCTTGCTAAGTCAGAAAAACATGTTATTCTTGGGTATGACACGTTTAATCGCTTTTATAAAATGAGTCAGAATTTCAAAGGTGATAAAACCTACGAAGAATTTGCAAGAAGTCCGTATTATAATGCATTTGTAAAATTTGGAAGTTTTGTCAGCAACGTTAATCCACTATACCCTGATAAATTTATCAACTATGTAATTACCAGCGGAGTTAAATTAGATCACTGGTGCAGAGATGAGCTGTATGAAAAATATGTGGTCAATTTGATTAGGACAGAAGGTGTTGAAACGGCACTAGAACGTAGTATAAGTCATATGTTAGATTGGGCTAACAATAACAATGCTCAATGGAATCATTATTTTCATTACGTAAGTCTAAATCGTGCTTGTTATGATGTTAGAGATGGAAAAATAAGTCCTTGGCTTATTTTAAACTCAGCCAGTGGCAAAGAAATGTTAAAAAAATTCAACGACGAGCAGTTGGCAGCAGTTGGTGGAATTATTGATTTACAATTTTGGTTAAACAAATTTAAAAAACTACCAGCAGACACAGAATTAGTTAAACAAGTGGTTAAAGAGAGTGGAATTTAATGCCAGATATTGATATTGACTTTGCAAATAGACAAAATGCTCTTGATAATATCAAGCATATTGTAGCACAACTTGAAGAAGGCAAAAAACATAATACTGGAATTTATGTACAGTCAATCCCGGTTGATCCTGTATCAAACATAAGTACTATAAATTATAAAACAGCGGAAGATAGAGGTTATTTTAAGATAGATTTCTTAAATGTTAGCGTCTATGAGAAAGTGCGTGATCGTGCGCATCTGCAGAAATTGATGGAGACTGATCCTGTATGGGACCTTTTACTAGAAGACGAATTCGTGAACAAGCTCTTTCATGTCAACGGGCATGGTTCTATCTTGAGACAGGTCAAACCTACCTCGATAGAACAATTGGCTGCGGTTTTGGCAATGATCCGTCCAGCGAAGCGTTATTTGATTGGAAAAGACTGGACAACAATAATGAACGAAATCTGGGTCAAGCCAGAGAATGATGAGTACTATTTTAAAAAGGCACACGCTGTTGCCTATGCACATGTAATTGTTGTGCAGATGAACTTGATTTGTGAAGAATTAACGGACTTTTCGAACTAACTGTACACTCTTACGTTTAACACGTTTAAGTGTAAGATTCATAAGATTTACAACTGGACCTAACACAATCCTAGTATCTTTACTATTAAAAGTTTTAATAGCATAATGAAATGGGTATATTTGATCCCTGCAAAAGATATTAATCGGAAACTGACGGTTTGACTCCCACCACCAAGTTTCACCTATTTCTAAAAACTGTGTTTTTTCTTCGGGGGTTTTTATAGCATTAAGATCGTAAAAACTAGTAACAAATTGATCTTGATTGATAATGATGCCGATATACTCCTGATCACCGTAATTTATTACACTGATAAAAGGTAAATTTTGTTCAATATCGTCTCTTAGTTTTGCCATAAATACTATTAAAGGTCCTTGCTAATGCAAAAAGTTCAAAGTTATTTATATCCAAACAGAGTTATACTTATAGCCGATTTGGCAGGATTCACCGTGGAGAACACAATCGTGTATGCAAAGACAGTAAAAATTTATAAAGGTGTTGACAATGTTATTCAGTTCGATATTCAGAACGCCGACCAGAAACGTCTAGATTTAGTAACTACCCCATTGATATCTAACATTGCATTAAATGTCATGGACGCCAGTGGAAATAAGTTACCTAATAGTCCATATACTGTAACTCCTATCGGTACAACCTTGCCAGGGATAGCAACTGTTAAAATTCCAAGTGCAGATTTAGTCAACTTTAATGACCAATATTTAAAATACAGTGTAACTGCTACAGACACTAATAGTAACAATATTCCACTGTACACCGACAGTAGATTTAGCGCAGTGGGTACGATAGAAATAGTTGAAAGTGCTACGCCTACAACTAGAAGTAGTGTAGTGTATGATCGCTTTAGTGGCGAAATTAATTTCATGGGAAATGTTACTGATCATACCAGTGCTATTCCGTGCAAATTTTATGAAGCTGTACCGACTACTGCTTTGAATTTTGCTGTTGCGTTGGAAAATTTTATTGGCACTATCTATGTAGAAGCAACTGAAGACAGCACCATAAGTGTAGAATCTTTTAAAAATGCAGCCAAAATTCAAAGTTTTACTACAAGTGTAGCAACAACTACAACACACAATTTTTCGAGTGTGCCTGTGGGAAAATACAACTACATGCGAATAAGTTGGACTTATCCGGATGTTTGGCAATACAGCGGCCAACAAGATCCCACTATTCCATTCGGAATGGTTAATTCAGTGACTGTTAACTATTGATTTATTCAAATTAATCTGTTATAATTAGGCATGAGCCTAATCTCAGAGACACTACTAGCACATTTACCCGGTAAGCGTAAACATACTCCAAGCGGTTGGATATCGTTTAATGCTGTCTGCTGTGACGACAAAAGACAACGTGGCGGATTCATTGTCAATGCCGGTGATGCTGTAAGTTATCATTGTTTTAACTGCGGTTTCAAATGTAGTTGGCAACCTGGTCGGACACTAAGTCAAAAAATGCGCAAGTTCATGCGCGAACTTAACATGCCAGATGATCTCATTAATAAATTAGGGTTAGAGGCCATGCGCCTTAATGAAACTTCTAATATCGAAGTCCGTAGTATTGTACCTAAATTTGATCTACGTGCATTACCAGAAGGTGCAGAACGCATTAACAATTTATTAGATCATGCTCCGGAAAAACTTATACCTGTACTAGAATATCTTGCAGGTAGGAATCTCTATTTAGAAGACTATGATTTTTATTGGACTCCTAAAATTGGTTTTAGTAATAGACTTATTATACCGTTTACCTATAACGATACGATTGTAGGATATACTGCCCGTGCTGTAGGAGATGCTAAACCAAAGTATATTTCAGAACAACAACCTGGATATGTATTCAATCTCGATGCTCAACATGATGATCGACTATTCACGATTGTATGTGAAGGCCCATTTGATGCAATAAGTATTGATGGCTGCGCGATCTTAGGTGCTGAAATTAAAGATAGTCAAAACTGGCTATTAAAGCAACTAGGAAAAGAAATTATACTAGTACCAGATAAAGACGAAGCTGGCAAAGTAACCGTAGAACAAGCAATCGAGTACGGTTGGTCAGTTAGTATGCCCGATTGGCCAGAAGGTATTAAGGACGTTAATGATGCCGTGGTTAAATTAGGTAGGCTGGCAACATTATGGTTAATTATTTCTGCTAAAGAATCAAACGCCTTAAAAATTAGACTTAAAACTAAATCTTGGTTTAGAGAATTACATGAAGCTTGATTATATTACACGACCCAGTTTTTATTCTTTAGATCAGTGTCAATCTATCGCTGAAAAACTAGCTATGGAAAAAGAAATTGGATTGAATGATGCTCCGGCAGGAAGAACAATTAAAACAGCACAAGTTGATCTAGTAGCTTGGAAAAATGCACGGGAATATCTTGGAGAATTAGAAGATGCCGTTGCCTTAGTTAATCAGCAGATGTTTGGTTTTGAAATCTACAAGATGAGTCCGTTTGAGTGCGTCAACTTTAATCAGTATCATGACAGCGAACAGGGTGAATATAGTTGGCACAAGGACAGTATAAAAAATGAATTGTACGATTATAAGCTGACAGTTATAGCAAATATTTCAACCGAATCATATCAAGGCGGTCATTTTGAATTGTTTTTAAATGAGCCGTTACATATTAAAGAATTTGATGAACCGGGGTGTGTGATAGTAATACCATCATACACTCAACATAGGGTTACTCCTGTAACTAATGGAGTAAGAAAAACTGTATCGTTTTGGATTAGAGGACCTGCATTTAGATGAGAAAGTTGCTTAATTTTTTAACCAGCCCCTGGCGTAAATTTCAAGAA